TTAGGTGGTACAAACTGATTTGACCCATCGGCCAAATTGACGCAGTTTACCACTCGACAGCAACTTACTCTAACGTCCTCAATTCTCCTATATTCTGTACCATTGACAGAAAATTTGACACCAACAGCAACCTCAGACAATAGCTTGGGCATATCAACCTCCATTTTTAAGAATTTGAGAGACTTCCATCATTTTATCTAACATCGCAACACCCAAAATATCAAATTTAATTATTCCCAAATATTCCAAGTCTTGCATCTCCATGCCAGCTATAGTCTGATCTGCTTTAGAATCATAAACCATAGGACACACAGAGTCAAGTGGTTCGCTGCTTATTACTACACCGGCAGCATGTTTAGACTGATTAGATTTAGTACCCTCCAGTCTTATAGCCTGCTCAAAACGCTTTGCTAAAGGACCCTCAAGCTCTCCGTGTTCGTTTAAGTAACACCATTCTTTCAGTTTGTCTCCATTGTTCTCTAAAGCCCATCTTATGATAGAAGATTCCCCCGTATCGTCTTTCATTTCTTGCAATTCATCCGCTATCTTAGCTTCGTCTGGGATATTCTTTGTGATTCTATTCATTTCTTCAAAAGATATATTACCATAGACACGTAAAACTTCTTTTAAGGCTCCTCTGCCTTTCATAGTATTAAAAGTAATCATTTGAGAGACTTTGTTATAACCGTATTTGTTTTTTATATAATCTACAACTTCTTCTCTCTTATTGATTGGAACGTCAACGTCTATATCTGGCATGGACACACGATCCGCGGTATTTCTGCCTGCGTTGTAAAAACGCTCGAAAATTAAATTATACCTGATAGGGTCTATAGATGTTATGCCAATTAAATAAGACACCAAGCAGCCAGCGGCAGAGCCTCTACCTGGGCCTGGGAGCCATCCATTCTCAGACACATACTGCACAATATCTTGAACTATCAAAAAGTAACTAGATAAACCGGCCTTTTGTAGAATATCTAATTCATATTTAATGCGGTCAACATAAACTGGATGATCTGATTCTGGTATATGATTTTTTATTTTTTTTGCCCAGCCATCACGGCATAGTTGTCTGAGATATTCATCGGGGTTTTGATTATTTGGACATTTAAAAGGAGGTAGTATCGGAGGGCTTGATATGTTATAATCTTCACATAAGGAATCTACATATATTGTATTTTCTATCTCTTCTTCTGTGTGGATCTCGATCATTTCTTTAGGAGATAAAATATGAAAGTTATCGGATCTAAAAAAACAGGCCATAGAAGTGTCTTCATTATTTAAGAGCTTTTTATTGATTTCTGCTATAGTTGTTTTAAGATTGTTGCACAATAAGATCCTTTGATCCACAGCATCTTCTTTGGAACAATAATGAGCGTCTGGCGTACATAATACCTTAGTATTAGTGGTTTTTCCTAACTCTCTAACATATTCTGTCATAGATATTTGTTCTGGACTATATTGCTGGTCCATGAGTTGGCTTTCCAAGAAAAAGTTATCAACCCCAAACATTTCTTTCATTTGTGCCACAAAATTAATACCAATATTTTTAGCGTCCTCTGGTTTTGCTTGTTGGGTAATATCGTGTAAATAAGATCCTAGATGACCACAGTAACCTATAATATTTCCGTCTAGATATTCAGATAATTCCGCTAGGCTAATTCTAGGTTTGTGATAAAATCTACTTGGGTGATTACAAGCGGATACTATTTTAATCAAGGTTTGCCATCCCTTATAGTTTTTTGCCAACAATAAAAAATGCGTTAAGTCTCTATTTTCTTTTGTTTTTATAGTAGAATTTTGATGGCACAAATATATTTCGCAGCCAAGGATAGGCTTGATCTTATTTGTTTTCATCGTATTATGAAACTGAACAGCGCCGGCTATGGTACCATGATCCGTTATTGCGCAGCTCTTAACTCCTATATCCAAACACCTAGCGGCTATTTGACTGGGTTTGCTCAAGCCATCAAGTAGAGAGTAGTGGGAGTGTACGTGTAAAGGAACATAATTTTTCATGTAGATCCTGGCGCCTTATATGATCCAAAGGTATGATTGGGACTCTTATACAGATTAACAACCGTATCGATATTATATAATTCTATATCGTGTTTAACTTGTTCACATTTAGTCATGAATGACCCGTTTTGACAAGTCTGACCGTCTCTGTATTCAATTATAGGGTCGATGCCGGTATTTTCAAATGTTGTTTTTCCGAAATGACACAACTTACTACACATCCAGCTCTTGTTTAATCTAGGCTTTTTTGTTTTCTTTATATACTCAAATTTTTGCCTAAGCATATCTTCTGTTTCTTTTAAGTGAGATTTTTCAAAACAAACAGAAAAAGGACCCCCGTCATTGATAAAATAAATAGAAAACATGATATGCTCTATTTCAGGATATAAATGACTGATAGCATAATGATATATTCTTAATTGTGGGTCTTTTTCTAGTTTTTCTTGAGTCTTTTCTTGTCCTGTTGCCCAGTCCAGCCTTCGTCCAGTTTTCCAGTCTACGATCTCTATGGTTTTATCGTTGACTTTTGTTATTAAGTCGATGGTGCCTTTTAGGGCCAGATTGCCTTCTAACTTTGATCCGTCCGGCAAATCGTATGAGTATTTAGCCCACGATTTTTTAATTTCAAAATCAAAATGTTGCTCTGGACACAATATTTGTCTATTGCGTGGATCAAACATACCGTCATTAAATTCGATAGCTTTATATACCCAAGCATGACAGTCTTTATAGTCTTTTATAGACCACTTATGATGAGTACTTATTTCGGAATAGTGCTTATATACCTTTTCTATTATGGTGTTAAGGCTATAGTCATCAACATTAACTTTCCCTACGATATCATCCGTAAAAAATGCAATATTGTCCTGTTGAGACTGTTTAATAAACGCCAAGATTTCTAGAACCTTATGTACAATAGTTCCTTTATCTGCCTTTTGTCCGGATGGTCCTCTCCAACCCAATACATATTCCATAAAGAACTGCTGCTCGCACATACTATGGGTATTATATGAACTGCTTCTAAAATACGTTATTATAATGATAGCACCTCTTTTAAAGCGTTTTGTATCTCCATGCATTGTTCATATATAGACATTTGATCATTATCTATAACAAAACTAAAATTATTCCAGTCGTACTGATCTTTGTCTAAAATATTTTCACTAATATGATCAGATTCGTATGGACTACGCGTTAATCTAATAACGTGTCCACCACTATTTTTAATAATATCTACCTCGTTAGGAAATCTACAATCTGTAATAATTGCTATTTTTGGCGCTTCTCTCTGTATCTTTCTGATAGTAGCATCTGCCCAAATATTAGGGCTTAATTTACGAAATATATCTGTGCCAATATACTGCATAACTTCTCTCGCTGTCATTGCAGCCCCGTCTAATTCTAAGCTGGTAAGACTATTTTTGGCATCTTCATTTCCATAACACTGATCACGACTCAGACCAAGAATATTGATACAAATATCTTTTTTTAAGGTATCAGCAAAATTATATATTTTGATATAAGGATTGAGCCTTTCTCTAATCTCCATTAGTATATAATCATCAGTATCGTTAACCAGCTGCTCAGCATCATAAATGCCTTTGTAGCTTCTATTACCCAGTAAGTCCGATACGATAATTTTACCATTATTATCTATTTTAATGTCCCCAGCCAACCCGAGCTTAGACATACATAATGATACAATAAAATTACCGGATGTTGTTTTTCCAGACTGTTTTTTACCAGAAAATCCTAGAATCAGTGTCACAATATTTCTCCTATCTTTGGCCTAATATATTTATTAATTTCTTCCACCGTCATATCCCCAACATCTGCATAATTAACAGAATGCTCTTGGCATATATTTTCTAGTCTTATATGATCTATTAAATAGGTTCTTGAACACTTATTCGTTATGCTCTCTGCGGCTTTAAGGCCAGCTTCGTCATTGTCCATAATCGTAATAATCTTCATAGCACCAGATATGTCTAATAACATTTTTTGCTTATCGCTGAGTGAAGAACCGAAAACAGCTACTGCATTATATATGCCCGCTTCTTCTAGCCTCCAGACATTGCCGGGGCTTTCTACTATGATTACTGTTTTAGTATCAGTTATATGATTTTTAGCATTCCATATATTGTACAAATTTTCTTCACTTCTAAAACCAGAACTATGTCTCCATTTAGATATTGTTTTACTGGGACATGTAGTTTCTGGACTATGAAAAGATGAACACTTAGAACACTTATCAAATATGCTTCTGCCAGTACAGGCCACCACCCACTTACCAGTTAGATCATAGATAGGCACTACTGCTCTCAAATACATCTCTTTATTAGGTTTGAGACATTCTCCGACATCAAATTTTTTCAGAATTTCGCTAGAAAAGCCCCTAGACAAAAAGTATGGCGAAGGAATATCTAGTGATTTTTTAACCAAATTTTTATCTATTTTAATAATATCTCTATTGATATGTTCTTTTGATAGATACTTTATGGTATTGGAGAACTTTTGTTTTTCTATTTCTTTAGAATCTACATTTAGTTGATCAATATTCTTTTCGCCGAGAATATCGTTGATCACTGCTATTGTTTCTTGAAAAGAAACTGTTGGGTCTCCATCTTTAACCCAATTAAATTTTTTATGGGACAATACCCCACGTATAAAACCTATCACAGATGCCTTAAAAACCTTTTCACACTGATGCGTTCTACATTTCCAATTGCCTCTATATGTATCTCCTTCGTGATATAGGTTTAAAGCAGACTCGTTGTCTCCTCCGTGTATAGGGCAGCTCATAGTCAGCATTCTAGACATAAGCCGATATTCAGAAATATCTAGTCTAGATAAAACTTCTTCTATATTATCACAAATATTATCCGATAATACTTTTAACTGATTTTGATTATACGAAGTCGATTTGATCTTTATTTTCATCGATTGTAAAGCCATTAGTTTTTATACCCAAATTATTTTTAAGTTCTATTCTTGTTTGACCTTCGGAAATTTTGGCGCACCAACCCTTCATGTGACAATTAATATAATCATTGTCGTCGAGCCCTCCGCCATGACGACTTATTACAGGTATAAGCTTTCTGTTCCCCGCTTCTGGTCCGTCTTCTGCTATTTCTTCATCTGACTTACGCTTAAATATAGTAAAATTACTGCAAAGCCATATGATTCGATCCGATCCAGATGCGGTGTCTGTGCTTTCTTTGGATATGCCGTCTCTATTTAATTGTACAAACGCCACGATTGGTAGCTTATATTTGCAAGCAAAATTATGAAGAGCGGTCATCATAAACCCTAGAACCTGATATTCCTTCATGTCTTGAGATATACCAGCAGAGTCCATGAGCTTTAGATAGTCATAAAATATAACGCAATCTTTAGCGGTTCCATCGTCATTCAGTCCAACTTCTTTAATGAGCCATCTTTTCATCATAGATATTTGTTCATCAAAGGGCTTACCGGCAATGCTTTTATGAAAAATGGGCGTTTGTTTTAAATCCTCTACTGCTTTGAGTACCTTTTCTTTCATAGCTGGCGTCTCTGCGAATTTGCCGGTTTCTATTTTTGACATTTCGACCTCGGCGCTCATAGCTATGAGTCTGTGTATATGGTCTTCTTTGGTCATTTCTGTGTCCATATTTAAGACCGGAATTTTTAGCTTATTGGCGATATGAAAACCTATATTATCAGACAATAATGTTTTACCGACTTTCGGTCTAGCTGCTATCACATTGATAGTGCTTTTTCTAAGTCCACCGCCTATAGCCATGTCGTATACAGGAAACCCAGTGGGTATACCCATCTGACTAATCGGATTATCTATTAGATTATTGATATAATCATCTAGGTTTTTACTAATCGACTCCGGTTCAGTAGCATTATCCACCAGCCCTGTAGAAAAATCAAGTATCGTGTCTTCCGCGATAGAAAGAATAGACGATATGCTTTCGGTGCCGGTAATATCTAATAGCTTCTCTTGAGTATCTCCGAGCGATTTATATAGGTCTCTTGCTATTTCTAGCTTTTTTATCTTTGCGGCAAATTTTTTAACATTAGATTTTTCAACAGGGAAATCTCTAATGGCCTGTAAATGCTGAACCTCTTCCTTTTTTTGTAATAGGTGAGATATCCCTAGTTCTTGGGCAGCTGAGTATATGGATGCTATATCTAGTTTTTTCGTACTAATAGTATCTGTATGTTCTGTTTTTCCAACAGATAATACATGAGCTAAGCATTTATATATATATTGATTACTGTCTATAGTAAATGTTGATTCTTTAAGAAGATCACATACTTCAAGATAAGAGTCATCGCCATATTGGAATATACCGCTTAGAACTGCTCTTTCTGCGGCAGGGTCGCATAGTATCATATATTTATTAGCCTTGTGTGGTTGAGCACTTGTTACACTTATATCTCGCAGCGCCTTCTGTTATTAGCTGCGGATGTACACTTTCCGACCTGCCGCATAATCTACAAGTAACCTTGACAGGAGTATAGTTTCTATTACGAGATACGGGAGGCTGCTTACTCAATATTCTGTCTATGTCGATATCTTCTTTATGCATATGCAGCTCTGGCATACTCAAAAATTTATTGGAACTATTGCGCCCTGTAGTAGACTTAATAGGCTTATGCTGAGATGTCTTCTTCTTTGTTGTCTTTGTCTTTTTATTGGCTTTGGGTTCTTCTAGAACTTCCGGAGCATCATCCATCAGCCCTTTTTGTAAAATAGCTATAAGTTGCTGAATATCGTTTTTATCAAGAGCCATGTTTCACCTTTGTCTTTTGAATAGATAACATAATATCGGATAAATGTTTAATACTGTTGGCTAAATATTGCAATCTATCGCTTCTTTGTTTTGCATATTTTTTAATTTTATTTAGAGACAAAGCCTTTTCATTATGTTTAATAGCCTGCAAAGACTTTTCAACATATCCATAGCCTTTATAATTATTAAGTTCATCCGCTATAATTTCTTTGATGGTCTCATCCGCCCAGTTTAGTCTGGATAGTTCTCTGTTTATACTGCGTTGAATGTGAAATGCAAACTGGCCTAATCTATAAGCTATCTCGCCGCATACTTCTGGTGTGGTCTTTTCGAGTTCGTCTCTACTCATTTGAAAATACGTATTGAGTTCTTCTTCGGAAAAACAATCCGGCTTATATAGCCCTATGCCAATACTTTTTTCATATTCATCAAGAACCCTATCCCACTCATTAACTTGTTCTTTAGTGTTCATTTTTAATCCTTGATATCCAGTCATTTGTTTGGTCAAAAGGAAGCTCTACATATTCTATGCCGTTTAATTCACACCACTCTTTTTTATCCTGATCTCTTTTCTTGTGCCTAATAAATCCAAGAGTAGTGTTGTGAAAAAAACGACTAAATTTGTAATGTTGCTCACCATGAACTTCGATACATTTTTTTATTAACGGTAGGTAGAAGTCTAAGTACAGGGTCTCTGATCTCCTAGGATTAATAGGTACTTCCTCTAGTATCTGCAAGGTCGGAAAACATTCGCGGATTAGGTCTCTAGCCTGCAAGTGTAAACTAGACTTATTGGCTATAGACCCATGTGCTATATTTCCAATTAATTGCCAATTATGACTATTGCCATCGAGATCTTTTACTTGCATTTGATTCCCATAGTATCTTTAACTTTATTCCATAAGTCGTCATATACTTCTGGATGATCTAATAGATACTGTCTTGTTTTTTCAAGTCCTTGAAACTTTGGTTTATCTTCTACGGAACTGATAGTATACCACGCTCCGCCCTTAGATATTAAGCCAAGATCTACGGCCAGTGTTAATAGTTCCATTTGCTTATCAATACCTTGTCCGTATCTTAGGTAACTTGTGATTTTACCACCGGGAGCACCAAGAGCAGAACACACAACTTGCCAATGAACCTCTTGTCCTATTTGTGGACTATCGGCGGTTAGATTCCATGGGCTAAAATAATTAGCCTTAATTTTAATATCTGTTTGATATGCTATGGCCTGACCGCTCTTTTCTTTCCATTCGCTGTGTCCCATACCAGGATTGCCCATTTGATGAGTAATACCAATCACAATATTTCTATTAACCGGAATAACATTTGCGACTTTTCTACAGAATTTAGCAAGTAGCTTCGCTCCGTCTGCTCTTTGCATCTTATTCATATCGCTTGTAATTTCTGTCTCGGTGCATAGTGCTGAATATGAGTCTATAACAACTACCGACCCGGGTATTTCATTAATGATTCTTTCTGCTATCTGTAGATATTCTTCTGCATGTAATATCTTACCTTCTTGAGATCCTATGATATTAAACTTATCAAGATTGAGTCCTGGGATTCCTTCTAGATCTCTTTTTTTCAATCTACCTTCTATGTTAAGGTAGTACACTTCTCTACCCTCTTTGAATGATCCGTGAGCATATTCTTTTTTCTGTGCAGTAGCGCAAAAGTCGAGGGATGTTGTTGTCTTACCGCATTTGGGTTGACCAGTAAAAATAACGAAAGAGCCTTCTGGTATTCCTCCGTTCAAAACAACATCTAGTGCCGGACCGACCGGAATAGTTACTAGATTTTTATCAATAACAGAGTTAGCTGTTAATATTACATTATCTCCAAAATTCTTTTTTACGTCTTCTTTAAGTCCCATCATCTAGTTCCTTTAGCTTGGATAATATATTGTTTGTTTTAGAAACTCTGTTCTTATATGATGTAGAGTCGTTTCTTGTTATTTCTTTTGTCGTTTCTTTCTTTGACTCTATCTCTATGGATTTGGCGCATGAATCTATAATAGCTATGAGGTGCGGGGCTCGCAAAGAATATATTTTTGCGGCTTTGGGACTGTTGAGAGCTTTGATTATGGCGTTAGGAGAATATTGTTTAAGCAATTTATTAGCAGTGGCTATTTGATCGCGAAAAAACTTTTCCCACTCTTTATTTAACCAAAATCTAAAATGCAGATCTCTTTTCTCTAAGACTGCTTTGTGTTCACATATTATCTCTGTGATATATTGAGCAGCAGAGACTGTCTTGCCGTTAGAGTATTTAGAAATATACATTCTTTTCAGTCGTTTGGTCTGAAAATACAATTGTTATTACGAGGAGATGTTTGACTTTGAGCTTTTCGTAATTCGTCCGAGGCTTGTGATGCTGCCATGGTCATTATACTAACGCTTTTATTCTTTTTTCCAGCCGTTTCATTAATAGTTAGGCGCTGCTTAGTCTTTTGCTTGCTCTTGGTCCACGCAGCAATAGTGTCTATATCTATGCCTAATTTATCACTGATTTCGGCGTCATTCATTCCTGTGTGACGCAGCCATAGTGAGGCGTATTCTTGTAATTCCAGTTTACTGCTTTTTTTTGCTCTAGCCATAAATCAAACCTCTCTTTCCGCTTTGTATAACCATGCTATGTTTTTTGTGGATAAAAAACGCAAATAAAAATCAAATGCTCGACAGTTTACTTCTCTATATTCTATATTTGACCTAGTAATATTTGATAATAATTGTCCACTTTTTTCTCTGCCATAAATAGATAAAGGGTTATATAGTTTGTGCTCAGTATTTATCCTGATTAAGAATTTATAGTCTCCATTAGTCTTCAAGATCTTTTTAGCCAAAATAAATTTAGTATTCGTTGGATTTACAATAGGCAGATTGTGCTCATCTATATTATCGTGAGTACCAAGAATACCATAGCACACTGTTTCATCGGGTAGCTGATCGGGCGTTTGTTCAAATAAAAAATTTTGCATTGATTAAAGTCCTTTGGCTCCCTGTGTTATACATTCATATATTCTCTGAGAAAAAGTTTCTACTATTAAATCGCTATCTTCTGTAGATTTCACAGGAATGAAGAAGTTTTTTTCTACTACTTTAGAGGGTGCTGTTGTTTCCCCTTTTTCGTTCTGTTCATATATATATGTCTTAAGATTAACAACTATTTCTTTTGGAGCATCCGTACTCTTCTTATCGGCAAACATTTCTTGCTTAGACGACTGGTTATGACGTATGTGTTCTGTCAAATCGTCATTAAAGAAATCGTTTAGTTTTTGTACCAGCTCTTGGCTTATATCTGGTAGGTTTTCTTTATTGTCCATATTTTTTAGGCTTTTCGATTCGTGTCATTCCCGATGGTAGTTTTAAATGAAAGTCTTCTTTATAGTTATTGTGCTTATGATATAAGTGATTTTTTTGATCTGCGCTTAATCTATCTCTATTTCTATTAGCTAGATCTCCTATAGTTTTGAGTTCCGAATCGGCCTTAATAACAGAACCACACATTCCAGCTAAATCGTCTTGATAAGACCTACAGGTTTGTTGTGATCCACAAGATTCACATTTTGGAGACTCTATATAGTTTTTGATAGTAAAAAAAAGCTCGAATTTATTTTTACATTCTTCACAGACAAAAGTATAGGTGGGCATTATTTAAGTTCTCTTTGCGTCTCTTTAAGCCATTTTAGATTTTTTGTTTTCAAAAACATCAGATACTTATCAAAAGCTGTTTTCGAAACCTCTATAAACGACCATCCCTCTTTACAAACATTATTGACGAAAGATAGCTTATCTTTTTTCTCTACAGAATGAAGCTTTTTGGGGTTGTATGGTATTTTTTCTGGATTGGCTAAAATATAGTATCTGTAAGATATCCTATTAACGCCATTATTAATTTTAAGCTCTCTTGGCTTGCGACCATATATAGCTTTAGCAAAAACTCTGTCTAACTTAGACCCGGCGACCGTGGGATAACCCTGATCGTCTAAAGCGTCATGCTCTCCTTCGAGAGTATAAAAAAGATCTTCTACACTAGTTTTCTGTTGGAGAATAAAATCCTGTGGATTGATTTTCATTAGGTATTACCTTTCCAAGATACGGGAGCCAGTCCATTTCTATAATAGATAGATGCCTGTAGAGAGGCAAGTATTTTTCTGAAAACGTAGGTCTTGTGGGCTTAGTTAAAATTTTCATATTGGCCTCTTGCGGAGTTCTATCTCTTTTTTTAGCGTTGCAAATCACACAAGAGGTTACTATATTAGACCAGTCTGTTAATATAATATCTGTTTTATTCTTTATCCTAGAACGCGGAACAACATGATCTCTAGTTAATTGAGAAGCCGGTAATTTTAAACCACAATACTGACAAGTATAATTGTCTCTTATAAATATATTGTCTTTAGAAAAAGTGATTCTTTTATTATACAAATTTAAAAAGGATATACATTTAGCCACTGACGGCAATTTATATTCCTTACCACATGCGCCCAGTATTTTTTTATTTTTGTGATATTGTATAATTTCTATACCATAATCTGAGTCTTGGTCATATTTGATAGACCACACTATCGCCTTTTGCCAAGGAATTATCCTTAAAGGACGCAAATCAGCATTAAGTAAAAGACAGTTTCTCGCTTCAGATCTGTTTCTCATACGAATCTAATCTTCCAAGAATCTGTGAGATAATTGGATTTCTCACTATGTCCACGGCTTCTAGTTTGGAATAGCCTATACCATCTAATCCAGATAGGGCATTTATCATATTTATAAACCCTCCCTGTAAGTGTCTGTTTAGATCGGATTGCGCTACGTCCCCAGTTAAAACCATCCTACTATGCTGTCCTGTTCTAGTTATAAGCATCTTGAGCTGCTCATAAGAAGCATTTTGACACTCATCAGCAACGATAAAAGAATTATGGAAATTACGTCCTCTCATTAGACCTAAAGGTACTACCTCTATTTTATTGTTAAGTCTTAAAGAGGCATATTGAGCTGGTGAAATGAAATGGTCTATTTCGTCGAGTATGGGTAATAAATATGGATGTAATTTCTCTTCTGCTGATCCTGGTAGATAACCTATCTTTTCACCAGCCTCTAGAATGGGTCTAGTGATAATAATTTTTTTAACTTTCTCGTCAAGCAAATACTCCAACGCCATACCTATGGCGATATGCGTCTTTCCGCTACCTGCAAGTCCTTGACAAAAGGTTATCGTGTTTTCTGCTACGGTTCTAATATACTCTTTTTGATTTTCTGTTCTGGGTTTTAATCTATTTCTGTATGCGTAACCATTAGGATTGATTTCGTTGGTTAAATCAATGACCTTGCTCTTTTTTTTATTAGAGCTGCGATTATTTTTTTTCAAGTTGAGTTCCTTGTCAGGAGTATTTCAAACCACTTACGCAACTATATAATACACCATAGTTTATATTACAAAACTATCTAATTTCGGAGGAAGCCAATTTTCTGGCTTTAGTACTTTACCGTCGGATCTCTTTTTTACCTTACCAGTTGAGGTATCTATTTTAGCAAAATTGGTCCGCATAACCTCATCCCAAGCTCCTTCTCCATGAGCCCCCATGCTATTAATAGCTCCAACTGTAACAACTATTATATCAATAAGAGCATCCAGTATTTCTACCTTGTCACTATTGTCAAATGCTTCTTGTAGTTCCTTGGTCTCTTCTTTTATAAGAGCATGATACATATCTAGTTGGGACTTATTCCATTCGCATACTGTTTGATCACACGCCACCATAAAATCTGTTTGGTCCTTAAAAACATTTCCCATATCCTTTTTCACTCCTTCATTTAAATAGACTATGCTTCACAACTACTACACGTTAGAATGCTACGAGCTAACTCTTGTGCAGGATTTGACGACCTTTGATAATAAAAAGTCTTAATGCCGTTTTCCCATCCATATATCAGTAGTTCGCTAACTTCTTTAGCTGGGCAGTTTGGCGGTATCATTAGATTAAGAGAAATTGCTTGATCTATATATTTTTGTCGTTGAATATTTTGAATCACTATTTCTTTTTGACTAATTTCTCCAAATGTTTTAAATACATCTTTTTCTTCTTTGGTCAAGAAAGTAAGATGTTGTACAGACCCGCCTCTGACTAGTATATCTTTCCATATTTCTTCTTTATCCATATCTCTATCCTTTAATAATTTCTTAAGATACGGATTTTTATATGTAAAGCTACCCTTTGCTAGTTTTTTAACAAAATAATTCGAATTAAGAGGCTCTACAGATGGACTAACCTGACCCAATATAAAAGAACTCGAAGTGGTTGGTGCAACAGCGAGGGTTGTCACATTTCTTCTGTTGTATCCTTTTAGAAGTTCCGGTTCTCCAAAAATTCCCGCTAGTTCAGTAGAGGCCTTGTCTGCTCTTTGCCTTATAGTTTTCCATATCTCTGTATTTAGAGACTTGGCCTGCATAGATTCAAAGCCTATCATTTTAGACTGTAACAAAGAATGCCATCCAAGAACACCCATACCCAAAGCCCTTTGAGATTTAGCAAAGTTATGTGCGGCTTGTAAAAATCGTGTGTTACCAGTTTTTCTTATAAACTCTTCGTTAACGGCATCCAAAAAATATACCATTGTTTCGATAGCGTCTGTATTCTTTATTTCTTCCCAATGCAGAAGATTTAATGATGATAGCACACAAACAAAAGAATTTGCCTCATCAGAGTACAGGGCTATTTCTGAGCAAAGATTTGAACTCTTTATTTTAAGCCTTTTGTCTTTATATGCTTGTGGGGCGTTATTATTTATATTATCTGAAAATAGAATATATGGATATCCAGTTTCGAATCTTTTTTGAATTATTTTTGCCCAGATTTTTCTCTTGTCTTTATCCCCATCAACCATATCCTTCATCCAGTCGTCTGTAATGGTTACAGCTATACTCATATTCTGAATATTATGTCCCTCGGATCTTATCTGCAAATACTCCTCTATATCCGGATGTTCAACAGGTAGATACGCGGCAAACGACCCTCTTCTAGCCGAGCCTTGCGAAACTACTTCCGCTACCTTGTCAAATAGCTCCATAAAGTGAACAGGGCCGCTAGATTCTCCGCCTACGCTAATCTTGACGCCTCTGGCTCTTAGATCTCCAAAATATCCGGATGTACCACCTCCTAATTTACTCATCATTCCAACCTCTGCTACCTTATACAATATACCGTCCATTGTATCCGGAATATAGGAGTTGAAGCACGACACGGGCAGTCCTCTGTCATTACCAAAATTAGTCCAAACCGGCGTGGCCAACGAGTAGAACCCCCTAGACATATAGTCCTCAAACTTATCCGCAAAACCATTGATATTCAGTATAGTTTCTGCGGTTTCGGCTATTTGTCTAATCCTCACTTCTGGTGTAACACCTTCTTTTAGATAACCACGTTCTAAGAAAATTCTACTATGCGAATTAAGCCAATAATACTTCTTATTGTTCATCTTGATTTTTCCTTAGCTAAATCTTTAAAAGTTTATATCTAAAATAAGTCTTCTACATCAAAACTCTGAGAGTTTTTCGCGTATTCCACCGGCCTGCTATGGAAAAAATCTGTCATATTATTTCCTAGAACTTGTTCATCGAACCATGTGGTCTTAGCTATTTCTGTGTTATCTATTTCAAAAATATGGTCATAACCTATTTGTTTTAAAGACTCATTCATTCTATTCTTGATGAACTCCTTCAGCAAGTTGGAGTTTAGTTTTTCGTGATCATATCCATTAACTATCCATTCTATAATTTGACATTCATACTTAATAGCGTCCTTAGCTTCATGTTCTATTTTTGCTTTTAGCTCATCATCGAATAGTTCTGGATATTCTTCTTTAATAGTATTAATGATTTTAATACCTATCATAGCATGAAGATTTTCTTCTCTTGACGTGTATTCTACTTGCTTGTTGGTGTCCTTCAATGCGTTTTTATATCTTCCAAAAAAGCTGATGGTGTAGAATTGTGAGAATAAAGCAATATTTTCAACAAACAAGGTAAAAAGTATTAAAGAATATACGAACTGTTTTTTGTTATTATCATGAAATTTGTGAAGGTGCTTGCGTAGATAATTTACGCGACCCTTAATAATATCTAATTGTAGAATATCATCAAAAGCATGATCTATACCTAGCACTTCCAATAGTCTCTCGTAAGCATCTCCATGAATAACCTCAACGTTGGCCATAACATATCCCATATCATTAATACTAGGGTGAGGCAAATTATCTCCTAGTTTGGCCCAAAACTTTTTAACACTAATTTCTAATTGACCTATAGTTGATAAGGCTCGGGTTACTATCTGACGTTCTTGTTCGGTTAGGTTAACTTTAAAATCTTGAACATCACTACTAAAATTAAATTCCTTATGAGTCCAAAAACCATTATGCATCGCTGCCATAAAGTCCTGGGTCCAAGGGTAATGATCAGGTTTTCTAGAAATTTGTTCATCAAAAATCATAAATTGATCTTTCTGTTTTGATATATATATTAGCTAATAACCCTAGTATTACCACTGACTTAAAAGATTGCTCAATCATAATAGAGTCACCAGAATAGGCGTTATAAAAAAATACTAGGAGAGAAATATAAAAACAAGGTAAGATCATAATACACCGGGTATTTGTCTCAGCCAGTTCAAATCTGGATCAATATAAAAAATTTTCATACCACTCATTGCTATAAAAGTGTCAAATCTTTTTCGCGCATCTTCATCAAATAAATGGGTTCCGTGACTATTTATCATATATACAGTTTCAATGCCTTCTTGCCACAATGAGATGATACAGTTGTTGCAGCATTGCCCCGTCACGTAGGCTATTCCCTTATCTGGCCTAACAACACAATTGGCCAAAGCATTGATTTCCGAATGGACCATCCATGAATATTTCTCTGGTCTAGTTGTTGGTAGCTTTTCGTCGTCCAAACCTCTAGGAAACCCATTATAACCCACACCTAAAATCCTATGATTGTTGTCCGTAATTACGCATCCGTGTTGGGTGTGTGGGTCGTGACTACGTTGCGAAACAACCTTAGCCATTCCTAAAAAATAGTCCGTCCATGTGGGTCGTTGATGCTTCATGATCCACTATTATACCATGAGCATCTCAAGAGGCAAGCCGGTTTTATTTGCTTTGAATCAGCTTATTGTATACGACCAAACTAACCACAGATCCAGCCACGCCCATAAAAATTCCAGCAGGGCTTAAAGTATCATACTTGCCTAGTAAATACAGTATAGCTCCACCAGTATATGATCCTGCTACTCCGAGAGCGACAGTTTTGGTAAAGTTAAAATTTTCGTCTCCAGGGACTAGGCTTTTGGCTATTGATCCTACAAACAATCCATAAACACACCATACTAATATATTAAACATTTGCATTCTCCACTAAGGTTTTAATATCTTCATCCGTGAGAACAGCTCCTGTATCTAATAAAGAATTAACGATAGATAAAGAATACTTTGCGTAATCATCTGGCTTCATTTCTTTTCGCAAAACCTTCTTAATTCTCATTTTGGTAAACCAGCCCCTGCGTAAACTATATTCTTTAATTTGTTCGCCGTACAGCTGATATTTGTCTGCTGCTGAACATTCTTTGCTTAGTTTGTTTTTATTGCATTCTTGTAATATTCTAATAACGGTTAGTGTTATACTAATTATCATTAAAATAGTTAATGGATCAAAACTATGATTATCTGTTTTGGGCAAATTGGTGTTATTTAATATTTTTATAGCAATATTTTTAAGTTTAACTTTACTATCCATAATTATTTACTCTTTGGTTTATTGATAGGACATATACCATTTGGGCAATTAGAGGCAGTTGGAGCTTGGGCCATCTGGCCTTTTTCTGATTCACAATAGCCACAATCTACTCTTTTAATACCGTCACCACTTATATACCATCCTTTACCCTTGCAAACCGGACAATCTTTTCTTTTATATTTTTTTTGAGACTCATCCGCATGTTTACTTTTAATAATGCCCCCTGCGAGTACAACAGGGGCGGTTGTAGACCCGTAATAGCTTGTAGAAGAAAAGAATATGCCAGCCAATAAAATTGAACAAATTAGTTTATTCATCTTTTTTTCTCCAAGGTAACGGAACTATATTATCTATAGTGTCAACTACTTTTTTAAGAGGTTTAGGACGATGAGGCTTATTTACAGGAAGATTATCAATTTTAGGTTTTGGAGATAGCTTGATTATTAAATTAACCAAACGCTCAAGAACACTAATGATTAGATTAACTAAACCGCGTATTTGTAAACGCTCTCTAAGATTCATAAAAATACTCCTAATGGGTATAATATTATATACACCATTAACATAATTTAAGAATTATAGATAAGAGTCAAATCCGTAATCTGGTAGTTTTTGCACAGGAAAGCCGTCGAAGTTGCTAAAAGCGTAAGCCCCGTTTTGAGATAACATACCCTTGGCAACATCTGCTTTGATTAAAAAAGACCCTTCTGGAATAGGACCCCAATCAGGATGTCCTCCATCGTTCCATTTACCCCAGCTGTTTTGAATTAAAAACACCGGCTCACTACCAGTATCATCACAAGCTATCCATGCCATAGCATGAGCCCAGCTACCGCTTACTTTCGCGAATCCCTTCTTGTCTCTGGTGCCACTAAAGCCATAACTGGAGCATACGCTAATACCATAACCATTGGTTAATGCGTCTCTAGCTTCTTCTACGGTTCTAACGAGAGATACTGTTTTAATTTGATGGTCATTAGCAAGATCTAGTACAGGATCGGGTAGGCCTCTACCTCCCCAATTGGCTCCTAACATACCTTGGTACTTAGATAGGTCTACAACCCCTTTATAGTTTTGACGGACTAATATGCCTCCGTATTTACTCACAAATTCTGCAGCTCTAGCGCAGCTCATTCCTTGGCCACCGTGTCCTCTGGCTCCATAAATACCTTCTGTAGCACCTCTAGCTATCCAGCTCTCTCTGTCTGAATGAACGTCTATTTCTACCGCTCTGCTAACATCACAAGCGTTTCGTGTTGCATGTGATACGCAATCTCCTGTAACTTGTCTTTCGTTATAAGGGTTTTTATCAAACTTTAACACGCTTTTATAAGGTGTTGACAATTGTCCTTTACCAGAGTTTTTAATTTTTTTACTAGCATCTCCAAACAATGGATATTTGGAGTTTTCCATCAGGTGATCAAAAATATGAGGCTCCCAAAGGCAACCGCTGTAGCCTTGTCTATAATTATCATATAGTTCTTTAGGAGTAAAGCGTGGCATTATTTACTTCCCTCATTATATGCCCAAGCCAAAGCATTAAAACCTTCGACAGCCTTGGGTCTTAATTCTTTAGACAAAGCTATATTATCATCGCCAATAGCTGCTATAACAACATCTTGACTTTCTTTGCTGAGACCCTTATACTTATTTTTCATATCTAGTCTTAGCATAGGACCAGCAATACTATTAGCTTGACGAATTTCATCGGTATTTTTGACCACTTCATTTTCGCCATCTAATTCTACTAAACGCCCCAAATCAAGCATTAAGTCTCGTAATCTCTTAAAATCGTTTTTAGATCCAGAATAAGACTTTACTAATGCTACAACTTCTTCTGCTTCTTTTTTAACATTAGGATCAACAGGCTCTGACAACTCCATTACGTCTACTGTTTGAGGAACACTTGGAAGTATATTTGTCAGATTGGCTCTGGTTAGACCTACCAAAATCAATAAGGCTCCCACAACTAATACTAATGTTTTATTATTCATAGTACAATATCCTTTTTGTCGGCGCATACTGTTGGACTAAGATAAGGAAACATTTGATCAGCAACTTTAACAGCTTCCGCACACCCGCTTTGTACAGCCAGATCTCTTGTTTGTTTCCAGCTTACCACAAGTCTAAAGAATAAATCTTCAGTATCTTGTGTAGTTGTTGAGTTTACTGCTGGTTTTGATACGACCGGCAATACTGGAACATCAACCACGTTTTTCTTACTGCTACCAAGAAGAGTTTTAACTTTTTCCATCAGACTCAAAACTAGAGTTTGTACTGGACTAAGCTTATCTTTGAATAAAACCCATAATACTAATCCAACTCCAGCATATAGGGCCAAGTCTGTAGTAGTTAATTTACTAGCAAATTGATCAAAGCTTTCTGTAAAATTCATTTTATTTTCCTCTTATTTATTATCTATCTGAAACTTTGGGCTTAGCGTCCATAAAAGTATTGACTTTTACACTGGGGTCAACAAATACGCCGGTATTTCTAAAAGTAGTTACCATAGCATCAATTGTTGAACTAACAAGTATCATCAAGAAACTTTTCACGTACTTATGTATAATAGGCTCAACTAGATTAGGAACAAAGGGAATATCTACAATTATGAAAACACTATCATAAAACTTACTTAACAATTCCATAGCAATAACTTTTTTATCTTTTCCAGCTAAATCTGTTGCTGTATTTTCTATTACCTGAATAGTACTGGCTACTGCTAATTGTAGTATTTTCCAGGCCTGAGCTATTGCTACTGTTTTAACTTCGTTAAGAGATAATTTAGCCTGAATTATTAATTTATCAATTTCTGGAGCTATTAGATTTTTGATACTAGATGTTTCTGACATAGTTTTTCTCCTTTATATAAGAATACACCAAAATGGCCTATTGTGCTTTGGGGGTTCTTCTTTTTGTTGATCTGGTTTTCTTTTTACGGGCGTTAGCCTTATTGGCTTCTTTTCTTTCGTTCTCGGTGGCTGTGCTCCACCAAGTTTGTTTAAGATTTGTTCTACCATTGATATATTTAAATAATACTGTTAGCTGTCCGATAATTAGTATCGTAGCTTCTAAACCACGACTGGTTTCTGCTATTAAGTCTTCTTTTTGACTATGGTCGTCTAATATTCCTATTAGATATAATCCACTAAATAAAAAACTCACTAGAGTAAACCAAAATTCACTAGTTCTATATCCAGGTTTTATCATAAGAGAAACCCTTTAATAAATGTTATATTGTGTTTGAGATAGATTGGCATAGCATTTATACTATTCCAAGGATAGACGAGCCGTTGATGCCTTTGTCGTAGGCGGTAATCACATTGCCGGTGATCCCGCGTCGGTTGTAAGACGCGCCGCGAAACGTCGCATCGCCATCGACGGTGCCGCCGTCGTTGACGTACGAACTGTCGTTGAATGTCGCATTGCCATGAACGCGACCGTAGATACTGTCTGACGGCGTGTAGGCGCCGTTGTACGCAGAATCATTAAACGTCGCATCGCCGTAGACATCGCCGCCGTTGCGCGAACTGTCGTTGAATGTCGCACCGCCGCTGACGAGGTTAAAATTCTGTGAGCTGTCGTTAAACGTCGCGTTGCCGTTGACGGTGCCTGCGTTGATCGAACTGACATTAAACGTCGCGTCTCCGGTGACGCCGCCAAAATTGAGCGAACCGCCATTGAACGTCGCATCGCCGGTGACTGTGCCGCCGTAGGTGTTCCACGAACTCTCGCTAAACGTCGCATCGCCGCTGACGTGGCCGTAATTGAACGAAACGTCGTTAAACGTCGCATAGCCGGTGACGGTGGCGTAATTATACGAAGCGTTGAACGTCGCGTTGCCGTTGACGGTGCCGGAGAATTCGTTGAGCGAACCGCCATTAAACGTCGCATCGCCGTTGACGGTGCCGTGATTGGACGAAACGTCGTTAAACATCGCATCGCCGGTGATGGTGCCGGTGCTGCCGTTTTCCGTACCCATACTGATCACCGCTTGGCCGGTGACGGTGATTGCGACCAAGAGAGACACAACCACACCGCCGGGCCGGACGAGCGTCAGGTTCACCACAGTTGGCGCACTGCCGCTGTTGCTCCCCACGCTGGCACTCAAAACGACACTATCGCTGCTCGTCGGCAGAGCAGACGCCTGCGTGGTGAACGTATCGTCAGTCCACCAGTTGCCGAGCGTAGCCCAGTTGCCATTGACAGCCGCGTTGAAATAGAGCGTTGCCATTTATTTTCTCCTAAATTTTGTAGTAAGAATTACTTTGTTGGTGGAACCGGTGGTAAAAATAAGCCTTCAAGACTAGCCTTAACATCAGAGCCAAGTAACTCAAGAACTCTTGCTTCAACTTGGGCCTGAGTATAATCGCCAGCGGCCGTATAAGCATCACCTTGCCAAAGAACTAGTGGCCTTGGACAAGGACGAATTTGAGCCACAACACTCTTTCTAGTAGCATTATCAATAATCGTAACATCTAATGATGAGAGAGTAATGGGTTTTTGAACTCTTACTTCACCATTAGCTCTGGTAATAGTAGGTGGTTGAATAGTAACGGGATTGGGTAAATTCATAATTTTCTCCTTTTTAAAATTGATCGTAATGTTAGTAACCGGGAACAAAAGCAATTACATCCCACTTGTCTCGCCCAGCATGATATGTGGCAGCTAAAATGTCCATCTTATTGGGGCTTGTACTCCAAGGTAGTGGTGATGATGCTGAACTAGGAATGTTAAATTTGTTGCCCAGAGTGATGGTTCTGCCGCCAGTAGAGTCTTGGGAGATTCTCCAGCGGAGTGTTTTGCCGTTAACGGGATTGGTGGGATTAGCTAGAGTTGCATTACCAGTTAGGGTTATGTCGAACATGTCTCCATATTTAGCGTCTACATTTATAGTAGAGTTATAAGCCATCTCCACAGTAACGGGACTTACGCTCATTGGCGAATCAACATAAATCGGGGATGCTGTAACACCATTATCATACGTACTCTTTAGTCTACCGCCCTGCCAATTTAATTCATAACCAACAGCACAATTAAGACTAATACCGTTTTGTCCACCAGTATTATTATCAAAAGTACCCTTGGCTAAACTAGTACCATTGTTTAGTAAAATATTACCGGGAATTTGTAGATTGCTATCAGTATTAAAACCCCATTGATTACCGCTTGCGCTAATTGTAACACTGCCATTTTCATTCGATGAACTAATAGTAGACCCATTAAATACAATATCCCCAGTATTGACTGCGACACCACTACCGCCCCCGTTTCCAAGAAAAGACGATAATGTAGCTAGTGAAACTTTCTTAGTCGCCGCAGAGCCGCTAGGATCATCCATCATTAGAAAAATATCGTCGGGAGTTAGGTTAACGCCGCTAGCAACAGGAAATTCATTTATTCTTTTAATACTCATTTAACCACCTATTATTGTTTGGCCACCAGCTAATTGTACAAATATGCCGTTGTAGAATCTATTACCAAATTTTTGTTGAACGTTTTCGATAGTTAAATCACCAGGAAAATTAGGTCTAATAACCCTAGTGGATGATTTGCCTGTTGGCAAAGTGGAACATACTGCAGTCTTATTATTTATGCCTTTAGTATTATCTATTCTTACTATGTCTGTGTATGGTCTTGACATGTTTAGCCTTTCTATATATAGTATATGTTTTAATTTCTTTCTATTCTATCTTCTAGAGCTTCTAGAGTCTTGCCCAGTGTTGCTATTTGTATTTTAAGCTCATTCATAACTTCTGTGTTGCGCTGTAAGGCCATAGCAAAAGCTGCTTGGCTTTCTTTATTATTGGCTAATCTTTCCATAATAAATTGTCTATCATGAGCATACGGACTTTGAGTTTCTATCATATGCGCCACATCCGCTTTGGTCGCCATATTTCTGCCTATCGTCACCCAAAATCCCAACATAGTTACTATTATGCCTATTGCTGTTGTGGCTAGATTTTCCCAGAAATGAATAATAGTTTCGCTCATAATGCGTCCTATTTAATAAAAGAAATAAAATATAAAAGAAATCAAAAGTATATACACTAAAAACAAAGAGCTAACAGCATTTACGCTATTAGCTCTTCGTATTATGAAATTATTAATATTTTACTTAGCCGTTTTTCTGCTTGTAGTCGGCCATGACCGGAACCTTGGCGCCAGTTCTGTATACTAGCTCACCAGGAACCTGTCTGGTTGGATTAGCTGCTTGGTCCTTGTAGACACCGCCAGCCACAACCATAGCATCATCAACTGAAACTTGTGGATAACCAGCTTCGAACTTACCGGTATAAACATTATACTTACCGGCTCTATAAGCTGTGGAAGTAAGAGTTGTTCTTACGGCTTCCATTCTAGCTATGCTTCTTCTACGAGCAGGATCAGCAGCACCACTAATAAGCGAGGTGTTTGAAACAGCAGCTAATGTAGAAGTTACTCTTTTCGCTACTGGTCTTTTATTGTTATACGCAAAAACACCACCAACTAAAGCAGCATCTGTTTCTGTTCCGTCTACAACCGTTGAGCCATATACGGTCAAAGAAGAGCCGAGACCAACAGAAGATAGTACTCCATTAGACACATTGATAGACGATCCGCCGTTATTTTTGACAGGTAAAGAGTTTTTGGACTTTGTTGTTGACATCTTATTTCTCCGTTTATTTTTATTGATAGCGCTACCTATAAGGGTAAATACACCCTATGGCCTAAATTACTAGTATTTTTTTTGATAACTATTATTCTGTATATTTATTTTCATTCAATATACCAATACTATTAAGATAGTGCAGCCTAAGGCCATATAAGCCGGAGTTTCTAACTAAATTAGCGTGTTTACTACTATATATATTCCCGTTGCATATAGTACGTATACCTGTCTTTGTATGTAAATAGTTACAAGCTATTAAATTATCATTTATGTCATCTATCATAAAACCGGACGCAGGAATAATAGTATTTATGCCTAAATCTACAAAAATAGCGCATACTTTAGCTAAAATCTCATGACTAAACACCCTATATTCTAAAATATACCTAAGATTGATATTATTCTCTTTGCAAATTTCTAAATTAGACCTAATATCTTCTCTAAGTTTATCATATTTTCTATTACTTAAAATTTTTGTTGGAATAAAAAGATCAATTGTATTTATTTTAGATTTACAAGCTTGCGATACCATAAAATTTCTGGTTTTTGTATCAGATAGACCGTATGGTAGGTCTAATGGAACAGAAATATTTATTAGTTCTGGATTAGATACAGCGCTTTTAGCAGTATTAACACTGTATGGTAAAACGCCGATATTGGTGACGCCCATTTTGTAGGCGACTGCTATATTTTTTTGAGTCTCTATTTCGTTTAACGAATAATCATAGCAGACATATTCTATGTGTGTCATTTCTTGGTAGATGATTTAAGATGATTGATACTAGGATATTTTTTACTACCGAGTATTCCATCAGCGAAACCATAATAAACGGCTTCTTCTGCTGTTAGAATCCAATCACATTTGTTAGCAATTTGAGAAGTGATGTGTTTTCTAGCCATCATTCTTTTCCAATTCTTTTCTTTTGCAATCATACCATTCATACACCGGTCGGTAAATATATCTATCATCTTATCGCATTCTTCTTCGTTCCACTTAATGGAACTAGCGGCCGCTTTGCTGTGTTCTCCGTCAATACTTAAAAATCCATAATGAATCATTAGATTAGTATTCGGCATCAAAATTCTAAGATGCGCCGATTGCAGCAACACACTACTTGAGGATTCGGCTTTAGCATAGGCCAGTATAGTAACTTTAGCTGTAGAACTCTTAATAGCATCAAACATTCCTAGACAGTCTTGCCATTCTCCGCCAGGCATATGCATATGTACTAAAATTGGGTCATTAGAAATCAAATTTAGATATCTCAGATTTTTTTCAAACACAACAGCTGACTTAAAATCTATACCCGGTTCTTCATCCGAATCTGATAAATAAGAGTGTAAATATATTTCTCTATTTGGTACATCTATACCAAAATTATGGATGCTAGTTAAATCATCTGTCTCTAATGAGTTGTCTTTTTTAATCATATATGTCTAAATGCTCATAAACCCTATCATTAATATCTCTCATAATCTGAGAATCATCAAAAGCTTTTCCTACCGAAATACGAAATCTGTATCTGGTAAAAATATCTAAAGATTCTACTCCGCTAGTTTCTTCTATTGTATCTACAATATCTTTAGTGATATCAAAATTGGTATGGCCCATCCAAAAGTTAAAAATTTTATTACTAGCGGTATTTTCATTAATAGGTATAACGCCCATCGGAGTCGCTATAACTTTAACATATTTAGGATTATAAATTCCAGAGTAGGATTCTAAGTTCTTTCCATTGTTATTTTGTTCTTCATTCTCATAATCTTCATAGTAGTCTTGATCTGGCCCGGCCTCTTCTGCCTCATCGATATCATCATATCCAAATGGATCAACCCATTTTTGCCATATGATTTTAAATTTATTCTTGGATGACATTTAAGAATATAGCCTATTTATTAGGGAAAACTAAGCACTAAGACGCTATTATAGTAAGTATAAACACCAGAAAGTCACGAAAATAGCATTTTAATGTTTTATTTGATTAAAAACCGCTGTTGGTCTAATTACAGGATGATTTTTGCTACTATTCTTTTTCTTATCTGTTCTATTTATGTGGGACATGGCCCAAAAAAATAATATGTTGTCAATAAATAATTGATCATTTGGATCGGAACTTTTTTTCTTGTTTTTCTCTAACAGAGATACTATCGAGTCAACTACTAGTCCGTCGGTTATAGAACTAATAAACTTACCAAAATCTTCCGATTCCCTAGTTATTTCATCAGAAGACATTTTGTCAGTTTCTGGTAAAAAACATAAAATATCTATATCGTTATTTTCGTATAGGCTAAACGTGATAGCTCCTTTTATTTTATCCTTTAAACCAAATTTACTGCTTGTGCTATATTTTTGGTCTTCTTCTTTTTTTTCGATTTTGCTACTACTAAATAATGTTTTTAATTTTAAGTAAAGTTTTTGTATTATATTCATTAGTTATACTCTCCAATAAATAAAATCCACCATGTTTAGGAACCAAGGTATTATATATTAGAACCATATAAGGTATATATAGTATTTTATTGACTATAAATATATCTAGAGGTCTAAAATTTAAATACCCATCATCAATAGAAAGATATTGCTTAGACAATACTCCAAGCTGATAAGCGATGTCGGAATTTTCATTTAAGTTTAGATTAGGCAATTCTTTGTTATCGTCCAACAAAACTTCTAGCTTGTTGTCTTGCATTCGCAATACATAAAGATCAAGTTGTGCATTTATCATATTGTCTTATAGTCTCTAAGCTTCTTTTGATATTTTGCCTAATAGCTTCTCTCGACACTCCATAAACTTTACCAATCTCTGTTAGAGTTTTATCTTCGAGATAATATAGTTTGAGTTGGTGTTTTTGTTTTTCAGAAAGGGCTGAGTGATTCCACAAAGCGGACATAGCATCTGAGAGTATGGTTTCGTTTTCTTCTTCTATCAGAACATCAATAGGCTGCTTAGTTTTTTTGTCTGGGATGGTGTTGTGTAGTTCTGACTCTGAGTCTTCGCTAAACACATGATTGATACTTATGTTTTTAGGCTTCTTGTATTTATTTGTTATATACGTCTTGATAGCCCAAATAGCGCATTGGTTCCGATAAGAATATAGGGTTTTCTTTAGTCCCGTCTTCCCAGGTCTATCTGGATCAAATCTCCAGTCAGCATACATAATGGCTGTGGCAACATCCGAAACGGCTTCCTCATTGCTAAGCATTTCCTTGGATAGTCCGTTATAAAACTTCGGGGCAAATTTAGAGATAGTTTTTTTTGCTAAAGCAATATACGTAGATAGAGAATCAAATGTCTTTTCCATATTCGGTCCTTATAATTATTGACCCCAAACCGCCCAAATAAACACTATTCAGACTTTTTGTTGTCCTTAGTTAGCTTTTTCCACATGTCAGGATCTGGCCTGTCTTTATCTCCTGGCTTAGCTGGTCTATAGTCATCACCCATTCGCTGTCTTTTTTTACGAATGTTTTCCCATAGCCCAGTCTTAGCTCCTGCTCCAGTATTATCGGCAGCCTCCGAGACATACATGACAAAATCATGGATACCTCGCATTTGATCCTCAACTACAGCGATCATACCCTGTAGATGGGCCGCTGTCAAATTCTCGCTTACGTTTGGGTTTTCGAGACTGTTTAATATACTATTAGCGTGTTCCATGATAGCTCTTAAAGAGCCAACGCTCATATTATAGAAATCTTTTTTATATTCCATGAGTTCAATTTCTGGTGATTCTGTTTCTTGTTTTTCTACATTTAGAAAATTACTATCTTCTGATAGTGCTTTATTAACAGAATTTAAAATATCATTTATGCGATCCATAATGAAGCCTCATGTATTATAACGACTAGTCTGAACCTATTTATAAAATTATACTTGTATGCTTAAGAAATTGTCTAATCACCAACTCTTACACGCCCAATATCGACTTTTCCACTTAGGCCCAGGATTATCACAATTGTGTCTAGCTCTAAAGCTTTTTCTGCGCTCTGGAATATTTTTCTTAATCTTCATGTTGGGGTCGCCAAAATTTACTTTGACAATATTTCCTTTGTCGTTTTTTACGTAAACGCTAAACTTTTTGGGGCCGTCAGGAGTTCTAAAGGGCTTATTTAAAGTTACTTTACGCCCCTGATATTCAGCAGCAACTGTTTTACCGTCTTCTTCGTAGATTGTATTAGCTTCTACTTCCCACGTAAATTCATCCCATTCATCGTCCCATGAACAATTACTAGCCAAAAGATTATCGCAAACTTCTTCGATCAATAAAGATCCTGCTTTTTTTGTTTGACCCAGACACACCGCTACTCTTTGTTTGGAGTCTTGGTAATCTTTTTTCATTACCTCGCTGCTCATGCAGCGGGATATAAACTTTTGTTTATCTTCATTATTTTCTGGCTGAGGTATGGGCATATAGTATCTCCTGTCTATTTAGACATACACCCTTCTATTATATTGGCTGTATTATTCCATGATAGCTTTTGGGCCGTTTTTAGGCCACCAGAATTATTAGTGATTCTATTTTTATAAACAAATCTCATATAGTCTACGCACTCATCTATTTGAGATTGGCCTATTTTGGCCCAATTCCCCTGTCCAACAAATGCCTTGCCATCATATGCTCGTTCTGTTTCTGTAATATTTACCAGATAAGAATTATCTTTATCACAAAATTCGGTGTGGGCAGAGTAGTCGGTTGCTATTACTGGTTTATTCATAGCCATGCATTCTAAAAGTTCGAGATTCCATCCTTCTGCTCTTGACATAAACACACCACAAGAAGCCTGAGATATAATCTGAGCTATATCCTGCTGGGAATCGACACCGGGAGAAAGTTTTACCCTACTGTCAATCAAATATTTATTTTTCCATTCTTTAAGTTGTTCTTCACTAGAATAGTTATTTGTGTGTTCTGACGCTACTATCCATAGTTCAACATCTTCTTCCGATGGAAAAGCTTTTCTAAATATATCTATAAGTACATCGTGACCTTTTCTAATTTCCCATTTACCAATATTTAAAAAGACATATTTGTTTTGATCTATCATAGAATACTGCTCATGATTAAAAGTAGCAACGTCTACTCCTAAAGGAGCCACATTCACTATCGAACAGATACCATTGTTTAGTATTATGTCTTTAGCCCAATTACTAGATACAAAGAGTTCGTCTGGTACGGATAGGTGTTTTTTTTCTCTTTGATTAAAAGAGTCTAGCTCAAAAAATGGATACGCAAAATATCTTCCTTTACCAACTCTTTCTGCTAGATCAAACTGATGCCAAATTTTAATAAACGGAGCATGGATGTCGAAATCGTCTTGGTTATTAAGCAGATCTACTACGAAATCATAATCTTGCTGTGTATTAACGCTTGGTTGTCCTTTTGGAAAATAATATATTTTATTTTTTCCGGATAGTGCTTTTAGGATATTGAAGGAAGCAAGTCCATATCCGGTATTATTAATGGGGCCACAAAAATTAATATTCATTAAACACCTAGACGCGGGTTGTTGTTATTATGTATTTGGCTCACTTTACAAAACTGACTACATTTAGCCATATGTTTAACGTGAGCCGCTCCTATATAACAGCAACAGGAACGGATGCCCCCCAATAATTCTTGGATAATTTTATCCATAGGCCCCTTGTAAGGTACGGTGATTTTAGTTCCTTCACTAGCTCTATATTCTTTGATATTATCTTCATATTTTTCTTGAGCATGGTGGGTGCTCATTCCGTAGTATGTGAATTCGGTTTTTCTTTTTGTGGTCGAATATCCAGGATCATATGGCTGCCACCACTCCGAATTATGAGATTGGCACAAATACTCAGTTTTCCACTCCCCATCACAAGGCTCGGATCCTGCGAAATATCCGCCGAGCATTACAAAATCACTTCCTGCACACAGGGCTTTGCAAACGTCTCCAACCGTTTTGTGTCCACCATCAGAGCAGATTAGGCCTAGTTTTTTATGTCCATTTTGAAGGCCGTGTGCTACATAGGCATTGTCTAAACAACAGCTCAACTGAGGCACCCCACAACCTGTAAGAAAGCGAGTAGTACACGCGCTTCCTCCACCAATACCACACTTTACAATATCGACGCCTCCATAAATTAATAGTTCTTGAGTAGACGAGGTATTAGTAACATTCCCAGCAATAATAATGGATTCTGGGAAATGATCTCTAACTCTCCTACAGTATTTAACAAAAACATCCATATGTCCATTTGGAACGTCTATACAAATATTTGGCTGCTTTCCTAGTTTTTCTTTAAGCTCTAGCAAATGATTTAAGTCGCTTTTTTTATAGCCTATTGATACGAATGTATAGTCTATATTTTCTGGGTGTTTTTGAAAATAATCCGAAAGCTGTTCAACAGTATGGTATTTGTGTAAACATGCTATCATTTTATGCTTAGCTAGTGCTGTCGCCATCTCAAAACTACAAAAGCTCATATTGGCGCACATAATTGGGATACCGGTCCAACTTCTTGGAGAATGATAAAAACTAAACGTGCGTTCTAGCTCTATATCTGATCTACTAGTAAGAGTGGAGCGTTGAGGAACTATTAATACGTCATTAAAGTCTAATTTTGATTCATTGATAATTTTTTGCATAAGCTACGCTTTCCTCATATATTCATCTGTATCATAACATGTCCATTTTTTAAAATCTTCGAATCCCTGTTCGCTTACGCAGATTTTTGCGCCTGTCATTATACCCCTGCCCTTGTAGTGCTTTAAAGCCGCCAGAATAGCGGCTGTATGATCAGGAGAATCTATAATAAATTTTATTTGTCCAGACTTAACATAGTATTTAGGCATTTTGGTTTTACAGAAAAATGTTTTCATTATACAAATCTTCAACCCCTATGGGCAAAAGATAACATTAAAAAATCAAATAATATTATATATTAAAAAATTGCCATCTTCTATAAGATTCAATGTTTTCATCAGTATCAATATGCTTAAGATAGTTTTTAAGATCGTCCCATGAAGAAAAAATCATTTGATGAGGAATAGTTCCGAATATCCAGTCAGGGGCATTTATTTTTCCTTGTTCTACATGAATAATAATGGGCTTCTTACATCTGTTAGCACTAAAAATTTCCTCATACGTTCCGCATGGATGTATATCTAAATTCAGGTTGACTATCAAAAAATCGCTAATATCTACGAGACGTAGGTCAACTCTCCTGATAACTTTCATCATTTCTGATAATTCATCATATCGTTCTTTTTGTTTTAGCTTAGTTTTTACAATATGAGAATCATGATCTTCCATACCTGTTGTGGTTGGCTTAGTGATAGGATTAAAAACCACAACGCCCATGTCTTCTAAGAAAGGCGTAATATTATCTCTCCATGTAGTACCTCTGTCTGGCACTCTGTCCATAGCTCCGGCTAAATATACTCTTTGATTTTCTAGTCTATTATGCATTTCGTGTCCTTTGTCAAACTGATAGATGTTTGAATTTTTTCAGTATGCTTATCCCGTGTCTAAATGGTAAACTATTATTATGGTTTGATGGCTGAGTATGAAAATTAATACAATTATACCCAAAGTCATCAACTAAAGTATTTACCATGTTTCTTTCTACTGGCTGATGAATCCATCCATCATTTGTTTGATATGACCATGAACAAACCTGTAACGGATGAGTATTGGTATCGTGTAACGCTATAATAGTATTATCGTCTATTAAATTACTAGATATAAGATTATTTAATAATTGCATTTGCTCATCATATGCATGAGCATCAAAAAAAACCAAACCTATATAAGAACTATCTATGTCCTGTGTATTTACATCTTGTGCATTTTTTGTTATGACAATATGATTATCTTTAATTTTATTAACTGACGAAATATCTACGGTATAGACCTTTCCTTGGTCTGTTACTGCATGTAGAAAATTATTGGCTGAATAACCATTTAGTCCACCAACTTCAAGTATTGTTTTAATGTTACATGTTCTAATTATAGAGTACAATAATAAAGCTTCGTCATCTTGTATTGGTCCGAATACAAACTGATCGCTATTTTGTGTTAGATGATCTAAAAAATACTTTACCATAATAATTATTATATTTATTAGTACTTGTCAAAAAATAAGAACGTAAAAATATTATTGGATGGCTTAACGCCAATACCTAGTGTTCGTGCTCTATCCATAGCTTTTATACCATTCAAAAAACCTATAAAACACGCAACGATAAACGAGAACAATATGACAATATTCATTGATAGGATATTTATTGTGTTAAAAGGAAAACCGCTCTCTTCGTTATGATAACATACAGACGTATCCTTTTCAAGGACTCTCCTGATAGCAAATGCTCTTTAATGACTATTAATTAGAGTATTTTTCAACCAGTTTTAAAATTTTTGGAGATAACTTGTAGTTCGTATCAAATATATATGGCCACAACCTTTCAAGAATATAAGCTTCTATAGGAATATTTTCTGTGCTAAGTAGATCTAATACTAGTTTATAAAAACCAATTGGCCTATGAACGATATTCTTTTTCGTAGTAATAAACTGAGCCCCGTAAACTGTTCTATAAACATCTTTAGGTTGCATATTAATACCAAATAACAAATTTAAAAAATAAAACATAGGTAGGCCCATCTCGTGTCTAGGGTCAAAGTTTGCGTATGGCCCCTCCGAAACTTGTGGGCCTAAACCAAAAAAGCCAGATGAATCATAAATAGATTCTAATAAAGTTTGATCAGATAACTTTTGTAAAATAGAAGGATAATGATCAAAAGGGTTACCCTGACAAAAAACCATTATATCTGATAAATTATGATAATTATTTACTATATGGTAAAGATATGTGTGGGCTTCCCTACCGATATTGGGTAAAAAATTCATTGATAAATGATTATGTTTATCATAGATGACCATATGATAAAAGGATGGCAGATTTTCTGTCCACCGAGTATCTTCTTGGTATTTAGCTATAATTATATGAGCTGATTGATCCATAAATTTTTATTAACTAGAGACAATTTGTGATTAAATAAATCTTTTTTTAGTATAATATTGCTTAGCACATGACATTTTTCGATAATGTTAGTCGCAGAAGTAGCATGAAACACCTTAACGGTTGATATCAGACTATTAAGCATATATAACGGATTGTTGTTAGTGCAAAACTCTGTTTTGTTTAATAGTGCGTGTGTCGTGTTAAACTTATTTTCTCTCTGAAAATACGACTGAATAACTGGTTGGTCATTAGGTTTTTTTTGTTTTTTTGCTAAACACTGAATATGATCAAAAAACCGTAGAATATGTTCTGAGCATTTAAATGCAAAAAAGCCCCCATTGATCATATGGTGCGGACAATGCAGGTTCTCTGCCATGTATGCTATATCTATAGCATTAGTTGTTGGTATAGGATCTTTTGGCTCCATACTTTTTTGAATAGTTGTATATATATCGTCAAAAAATACTATGTCTATATCGCTAAATATAGCTATTTTTTCAGACCATAGATTTTTCGATACATACTCTTTTAAGATATCGAATCTATTGATCAATATTTCTGACCAGTGTTCAGATTCAAAGGAACCGTCGGCGGAAGAACTATTATTGTCGACATGACTTATAAGATTAAAATTTTGTGATAGGTGTTGCTGAAAAGACGGGCAGAAATAAATATCGAATAATGGTTGATGTAAACGATCATGATAAGTAAGTATGTCTATTTTGTTCATAAAGTTAATCTCTATATATCTATATTAAGAGCTGCTCCTATTACCTGATGCATGTCATAATACCTGTACTCTGCCAGTCTGCCTCCAAAAATATATTTCATTTGTGTCTTGGAAAGATTTTTGTACTTATTACAAGTAATATTATTGATCTCGTCATTGATTGGATAATACGGTTCATTGGAGTGATCATATTGTTGAGAATATTCTTTTGTAACAACTGTATTGCCCGATCCATTATTTGGTATAAAGTGTTTATGTTCTATGATTCTAGTATACGGTGTTGCGCTATCTGTAAAATTAACTTGTGCCAACCCTTGAAAATTTGAACAGTCTAATAATGATTCTTCGAAACGAAGACTGCGATAGTCTAATTTACCAAATTCATAATCGTAAAATCTGTCAATTGGGCCAGTATAAATAATTCTAGAGGCTATAGACTCCCAATAATCTCGTTTATCAAAAAAATCCGTTTCTAGCTCTACCACAGAACCATCAATCATTCTAGATATCATTTTAGTATAGCCATCAATAGGTATACCTTGATAGATATCGTTAAAATAATTGTCATCATATGTAAATCGAACAGGCAGTCTTTTAATAATAGAGGCTGGCAGCTCTTTTGGGTCTTTTTGCCATTGCTTAATAGTATAGTTCTTAATCAATTTATGATATATATCATATCCTACTAAAGACAGAGCTTGTTCTTCAAGATTGCTTGGTTTATCTCGAAACTTTTGTTTATTAATAATACTTAAGGCTTCTTCTGGTGTTCTAACGCCCCAAAATTGATAAAAAGTCCACATATTAAAAGGTAAGGAATATAAATTATTATTATAATTAGCAATAACTTTGTGTCTATAATTATTAAATTCTGTAAATTGATTAACAAATTTCCATATTTTTTCGCTTGAGGTATGAAAGATGTGAGGCCCATATTTATGGATATCTATACCATCTTTTTTTTCCGTATAAACATTTCCACCGATATGTTTTCTTTTATCTATTATTAGAACGCTTTTTCCATGATCAAGACATTTTCTGGCTATAGTAGCCCCATATAATCCGCATCCAACTATTAAATAATCGTATTTCATTGCTTATGTTTAGTATCCTAGTTGACTAGCTATCTTTTTCATAGCCGCTAGTCTATCTGTAAACATTGTAAAATGCAAGAATCTTAAGTCTTGTGGTAGTCCTCTACGGTCATGAACATGAGGATTCCATAAATAGTCTAGTTCTTTAAATGGTATATTAAAGTGCTTAGGTAAAGAAACCACAGTTTCGTCTGGATCAAAACCTAATTCATGCATGACTGCCGCTTGTTCCCACCATCCGCTACTACGACTAAATCTATTGTGTTGCCATAGATTATCTAACCAATTTAAACTTTGTTGTGTTAACACCCATACGCCACAGTTCGGTATTTTACCTATTGGCACATCGTGTATTACTAATCCCATATGGTCCTGCGGCATCAGAGAATCCGAAATATCTAGTGAATCATCACATATAAGCACATCGGAATCTATCCACAAAACTAAGTCGTAATCATGTAGTAGTTTTGATAGTAATTCTACCTTCCACCAAGAATAAGGATACGTTTTAGTTTTATCCGAAAAAAAACCTTGCGATGGAAAAAAACAGTCGTAAGAATGTTTTGATGAGTATCTATAAAATGATGGGGCTGCAATTTCTAGTAGCTTATCGTGTCCATCAAATCCGAAAGAAGTTAGTATCTTTTTCATCTTATTCTGCGTCTATATGCTTTTGAATAACGCTAACTATCATTCTTCTCATATGCTGTCTTTCATTTTCGGAATATCCAAATGTGAATTCTGGAGATCTGTCTAGATCGAAATCAGGATAAAATAACTTACACTGTTTATCGATTGTGTCTAGAGATAGTTCTTTTGGCAACATAACATTATTACTTAGAAGATTAGATAATTGTTTAATAACTTCTGGATCTTCTTTGTGTTTATTTTTCAATCTTTTTATAAACCAAAGCAAAAAACTTTTATCTTTTTTTGTCATTTTTATTCGCGTAAACAAAAACCTTTTGTTTCCCCCAAATATCTTCGATTAGGTCACTAATAAAATCCCAATTGCCTCCGGCTAGTCCGCTACCGAATTTGGGACAATGAATCTCTACATTTTCTGTTTTATTAAAAAAACCAGTATTGTTAGCTATATATTGAGCTACAGAACTCATGGCCTTCACTAAACCAAAATAATTAAGAGGTCTAGCGTTGTTGGGTCCTATTACTCCATTCTGAGCTATCATGTTAACTATATATAATTTATGTTTATATTTGGCTTCTTCGAAGACCTTAATCACTTGAGCATATCCCATATTCTTTTGCAGGAAGCCCTTGCCTAGCAAGTGATAGTCTGTCTTAACAGACGGATACCTATCCGCTATTTGGGCAGCAAACCCAGCGCCAAATAGGTCTATATTGTTACAAACATGAGGTACGAATACCGTGGCACCAGAGTGGTCCCCTCTTACTCTTTTTTCTATTACGTCAAAAATAGAGGAATTAGAAATTGAATAAGACTTATAGTTTTTTTTATTAGTAGTAATATTATTCATAATTGTTACCTTATAATTTTGCTCCATTTACCGGCGGGACATTCCTGATCTGCCCATGCTAGCTTATTTAAGAATTTACTTTTCTTGCTAATCGCACAGCCGCACAAATTACACTCCTGTTTGGTCTTATTAAAGTCAGAACATTCGGCGCATATGGAATACCTCTGGTCTATTTCTGCTTGTGTGGACTTTGGTGATCCGGCCCAAATATGAAAGACCAGGGACTTTATAAAAGTTTTAAGTTTAAGAAGGAACATCTTTCTTTCTTTCCTTGATAGCTATAATGGCATTCTCTTTATCTATAGTAAAAATATCTATTGAGTCAACGACTTCTTCTGGCTTTATCCATCTAGAAGATCCTGTTTTTAGTGATACGCACAACCTGTAGCCATTTGACTTAAAGTCGGAGGTTAAGATAAAGTAATCACCAGACAAGCCAAAGCAGTCTCCGTGAAGAAGTTCTTCTATGTATTTCATTTGTGGTTATAGATTGTTTTTTAATGATTATAGTATCTGTCCCAATCTCTCCACTCTTCTTCTTCGAATTCTTCCTGAATCTTTTTCTTTTCTCTTTTTATTTCACTATTTCTAGGGAAATCGTCTTCCGGAAAACCTCTTTTTGTTTTCTTCTTTTGTAAATTAGCCCGACGTTCTTCCTTTTTGTTGGGCTGTTCGTCTCTTTGCTTCATCTTTTTCTAAATTATACGAGTCAAGTAACAAACTTAAACACACAAAGTCATAATACACCCCTAGACCAAAAAGTCAACCCTCAAATAAAAATTTCGTCCCTTGCTCTACCCACGATAAAAGATTATATATTATGCAGCTCCGGTGGATATTATTATTACTTACAGAGTTATAACCTATGAGTTCAGATAAGACAACTATTGTTACTGGTATATGGGATCTTGGTAGAGGAGATATAAGCGATGGTGGATTAGGGGACGGGGTTTGGAGAAGAGGTTTTGATCACTATATAACACAATTTAAGAACCTACTTTCTGCTACAAAAAACACAAATCTAATTATTTTCATAGACCCATCAATAGAACATATAGTATGGGAAATAAGAGAAAAGTCTAATACTGCCGTATATTATCATACAAAGGATGACTTTAAGGGGAATTTTTTCCCTTTTTTCGATCAAGTGCAAGATATTAGAACAAATGAGAGATGGTTATCTCAAAACGGATGGATAAGAGATAGTACTCAAGCTCAAATGCCTTATTATAATCCTATGGTTATGAGCAAGATGTTCTTATTGAATAATGCTAGAATATACAATCCTTTTAATTCAGAATATATGTTTTGGTTAGATGGGGGCATTACCAATACAGTACATCCTGGTTATTTTAGTCATGACAATGTTATAGAAAAAATAGAAAAAATAGTCTCTAAATTCCTTTTTGTCTGTTTTCCATATGATAGTACTACAGATATTCATGGTTTTTATTTAGACGATATGAAAAAATTCGCTCATAGCGAAGAAGTTAATCGGGTTGCTCGCGGAGGTTTTTTTGGAGGAAAAGTAGATTACATAGGCAAAGCTAACGAAGTTTATTATGGCCTATTAGATTCATCTTTAAGATCAGGATGTATGGGTACAGAAGAAAGCATTTTTACCTTAATGACATATCTTGACAATGATTTCGAGTTTGAATCAATCAATAATGATGGGCTTGTGTCTACTTTTTTTGAGAATGTTAAAAACGGAAATACAAAGCTTCAACCATTAACCAAAATAAAACAGTATACCAAAGACAATATACAGTTATATATTAATGCTTTTAATTCTCCTGATCAATTACAAATGGTGCTAGACTCTTTTGAAAAATATGACAAAAACTTTTTAGACAAAACAGAAAAAATATTAATTAATAATAGTACTAAAGATAGCTTATTTGAAAAATATGATGAGATTAGAGCGAGATATGGCTTTTCTGAAATTAGAGAAGGCAATCTAGGAGTTTGCGGAGCGAGACAAAGAGCCGCTGGCCTGTTTAAAGAATCCGGATCAAAATATATGTTCTTTTTTGAGGACGATATGTTGTTGGATTTAGCTGCCGGGGCCAGGTGTCCTTTTGGATTTAATAAACAAATACCAGATTTTTTTAATTGGATTGTTAAGCTTATGGACAAAGAATCTTATGATTTTATTAAGTTTAGCTTTAGTGAATTTTATGGACACAACGGAGACCAATGGAGCTGGCATAACGTTCCTGAACCAAGAAAAACAGAATTTTTTGGCAAAGTACACAATAGACCACCTACAAAATTTAAAAATATAAAATCTTTAGACGGTAATCCATATGCTGACGGTGAGGTTTACTACTCTAATTGGCCTCATATTATAGGTCAAGAAGGCAATCAAAAACTATTTTTAGATACAACATGGAATCATCCGTTTGAGCAAACATGGATGAGTCATATATATAGTCTTACAAGAGAAGATAAAGTTAATCCAGCTATTCTATTAGCTAGTCCAATCACACATAACAGAGTACATTTTTATGAAGGCCAAGAAAGAAAAGAAAATTAAAACCTCCTCAACTAAGCCGGAAACCATATTTGTTCAAATAGCTGCCTATAGAGATCCACAGCTAGTGCCAACTCTGAAAGACATGTTGTCTAAAGCTAAGTATCCAGACAATATCAGGATAGGAATAGCTTGGCAGCATTCTTCTGATGATGCTTGGGACTCTTTGGATGAGTTTAAGGACGATCCAAGATTTAGGATAAAGGATATTAATTATCTTGAATCTAAGGGAGTTTGCTGGGCAAGAAACTTAGTACAGTCTCTATACGATGGAGAAACTTACACCCTGCAACTAGACTCTCATCATAGATTTGTGGAAAACTGGGATGCTATCCTAATAGATATGCTAAAAGGACTACAGCAGTCCGGGCATCCAAAACCCCTAATAACCAGTTATATACCAAGTTTTGATCCCGACAACGATCCAGCCGGAAGGGTTAACGAGCCATGGAAAATGAATTTTGATAGATTTATTCCAGAGGGCGCCGTCTTCTTTCTTCCTGCATCATTCGATTCCTGGGATGATAAAAGCAGGCCGTTACCAGCTAGATTTTATAGCGCTCACTTTGCTTTTAGCTTAGGTTCTTTTGCCACAGAAGTAAAACACGATCCTAACTATTATTTTCATGGAGAAGAAATAAGCATAGCTGTTAGAGCATATACTCATGGTTATGACCTATTCCATCCTAATGTGATGGTTTGTTGGCATGAATATACTCGTAAGGGAAGAACAAAGCAATGGGATGACGATAAAATTTGGGTACAGAGAAATAACAATTCGCATTTAAGAAACCGTAAACTTTTTGGGATGGATGGAGAGGTTCAGGATATAGATTTTGGAGAATATGGTTTTGGCAATCAAAGAACATTAAGAGATTATGAAAAGTATTCTGGTTTGTGTTTCTCAAAAAGAGCCGTTACTCAATATGTGTTAGATCATAAGGCCCCTCCAGATCCTAGTCAAAATAGTGATGATGCAACCTTTGAAGCTTCATTACTCAGTATTTTTAAGCATTGTATAGATATAGGATTTGCTCAAGTTCCCGAAAATGATTATGACTTTTGGGCTGTTGCTTTTAAAGATAAAGAAGGTAACGACGTATACAGGAAAGATGCTGATGCCAACGAGATACTTTCTATGAAAAATGATCCTGACGGATATTGTAAAGTATGGAGAGAGTTTCAAACTATGATAAAGCCCTATAGCTGGATAGTATGGCCCCATAGTATTAGTAAGGGATGGGCTGATCCTATAACAGGTATTCTGCCCTAAAACATCATGATAATCGATATAGTACCAAATCATCCCAAATATTTTTCTTTTATTAGGCAATTGCGTTTGGATTCAGAAAATATAGATGGTTTTATACAACAACAAGATTTTAGCGAGGCCGATCACCTTAAATACATGGATGAATTTGGTAATAATTACTATATAGCCCTAATTGATAATGTTCCTGTTGGCTGGGTTGGTAGCGTGAACAATGATATAAGAATAGCCGTTCACCCCAAATATAAAAATATTGGAGTAGGCAAGGCATTAATAAGCTTCATAAATAAAGAATACCCAAGAGCTTATGCAAAAATAAAAACTAATAATATAGCTAGTATCAAGTTATTTGAGAGTTGTGGTTTTAAACAAACTTTTATAGTGATGGAAAAATAATGTACCATAAAATTAAATATAATCCATTTAACATAGTAAGGGCATTCGAAGAAGAGGTGTCTTTATATACCGGCTCTAGGTACGCAGTCGCCGTAGATAGCTGTACCAATGCTATTTTTTTAACGTGTAAATATCTAGGAGTTAAAGAGGTAACTATCCCAGCGAAAACCTACCTATCTGTACCTCAATCTATTATACACGCTGGTGGAGAGGTAGTATTTGACAAAACAGAACAGGCTAATAGCTGGAGAGGCATTTATCAATTAAAACCATATCCTATATATGATGCGGCTAAAAGATTTAGACATAATATGTATATTCCAGGATCGTATATGTGTTTATCTTTTCATATAAAAAAGCACTTAAAGATCAGCAAAGGAGGCATGGTTTTAACGGATGATGATAAGGCGTATGAATGGCTTAAGCAGGCTAGATATGAAGGCAGGCATGAGGTATATTATAAAGATGATGATATTGATATGCTTGGATGGAATATGTATATGACGCCACAACAAGCCGCGCACGGATTAGCTTTGATGCAGAATATGCCATTGGACAATCCTGATTTAGATGAAAATAATGGATATAGGGATTTGACAGAATTTTCTGTTTTTAAGCAAAATAAGGTCGTGGGATAATGAAAATTTGCTTTGCTCTCGACTGTCATTATCCAAACTATGTCAATATGCTAAAAAAGGGCATTCTAAAACAATTTATTGACTTTGATTTACAGTCTGATAATATAGCTTTTTTTATCTCAACTAACGCGCCAGAGCTGCTTAAAGACTATGCAAATATACGAAATATTCATGTCTATGATATTGAACGGCTAAGAGTAAATAACGAATGTTCGAAAGAGCACGAGATATTACCTATCGATCCAACGGGCATCTACCCAGGTAGATTTCCTTGGAATCTAGAAAGATTTATTATTAAAGAAGCAGCTCTTAATAATTATGATCATATTATTAGTCTGGACTCGGATGTTAGAATAACTGCTCCAGATAGAAACTCGTTTTTAAGTGATATGATGTCGTCTTTTGAAAATAATAATTCTATCATTACTAATCAAGCTATATTTCAATATAAAGATAAATCACCAGGAGAGGTCTTCGAACTACATCATAAATATATTGAGCACTTTAAGTTAAATTATTCTGATGATAAATATAATTCTATGGATGGTCCAGTAATCGTGTATAATAGCGTAGATGCTAAAGCTATACTAGAATATATTGATATTTGGAATGATTTCACAGATTTTGGATACAAGAGAGATTATGGTTTTGGTTATGGAGGAGTAGTCTGCGGTAATTGGTCTTTATCACTAGCTGTCTCTGGTTTTGAACTAAAACATAAATCTTTACCTCTTGTTCCTTTTCATGATTATGCTGCGAGATATTGAAAATGTTTACTATAAAACAAATACCATTAGCAGATCATGGGTATTATATCAATTTGGATTCCTCTGTTGAGAGAAAAGACTCTATGGAATCCTTGATTTCGCAGTTTGATATTACCGGCGTAACCAGATTTTCTGCCTTAACGGATCCTCTCAGACAAGCCTCATGCACCAAAAGTCATCAAGAAGTATTTAGAGATGCGATATCTAAAAATTATGAAACCATATGTGTCTTAGAGGATGATATAAATATTTATGATAGGTGTAGATATGTAGGTTCTATATCAACAGATTTATTTTTATATTTATCAGAACTTAAAAAAACATTAGATCAAACGGAATGGGATCTGGTGGCTCTTGGTATTAACCCTAACAAAAAACTTATTCCTGTTAATTCTTACTTAGCTATTAACAGTGGAAGCACAGGTTCTTGGGCCTATCTTATAAAAAAAAGAGCTTATGAATATATATTAAATAGTTTTAATTATAATAGGGACTATTTAGCTATAGACAATATTATTCCTCTTATTAACACAAAAGGGTTTAAGTCTTATGCTACTATGCCGATGGTTATTCATCATAAGGATGGTTTCTTATCCGACATGGCCCCTCATGTCGGAAGAACATTCTATTCTGGCTGGATAGATGGTTCTTGGTATGGCAATTTATATGAGCCTTATAATCTAGTGAATAGCGATAATATAGAAGACCTATCTAATAAGCTATTACTAAATTCTTCTATAGAAAGAAAACTAACCATAGTTATAGCCGGACACTTTTGTGAAAATTTTCTATTTTATCTAAAATATTTATTTAAAAGTTTAAATTCTAAATTATTAAATTGTAGATTTATCGTTGTTTACGATCAAGCCAATGCTACATATGAAGACAAACTGCAGTTGCAATATTATTTTAAAGATTTTAGAGATGTAAATGTAGAAATATGTTATTCAAACTATGGTTTAATTAGTTCTATATCGACAGCTTTACCTCTAATAAAAACTGAGTATTTCTTATTTCTTGAGCATGATTGGATTTTCTTAGACCCCAATAGCATAGACTTTAATAATTTAATAAATGCTTTTGATTCTTATAATTTTATTCATTCTGTATGGTTTAACAAGGACGATAATCAACTCAAAGGTTTTGAAATAGGCGCGGATGTGACCGGGAGGGAAACTCCTTATGGTCCGGAAGATAGAGTGAATGGAATAAATCTAACAACCACAATCAGATGGTCAAATAATCCAGCTGTCCATAGAACCGCTAAATATAAAGAACTATTTTATAAATATGTTGCAAATCAACACATGGATTCAGTCCATCAAGGATCTAATAATGTTGAAGAAGCCCTGATAGACAATTACCGTAAAGAGGTATTGTCCCATCATTGGGAAGAGATTAGGGATTCATGGGGCACTTTTCTGTATGGAAAAATAGGGGAAGGTCCTTTTGTGGGACATTTAGACGCTTCCAAGAGATATCAGGTAGGAATTAACAGAACAATGGCAGAAGATAATGCTGATTTATATATTAAAAATAATCCTCTATTAAATAATGAGTAAATCATGGCTCATAATTTGCTTAAACATATCTATTATATTAATTTAGACCATAGGACAGACAGAAAAGAACAAATAGAAGCAGAGCTTATTAGAATGGGATTGAAGGGGACAAGATTCCCCGGCACTATATACTGCGCAACAGAACCAGACAGGTTTAATAATAAAAATATCTATAATCCTAATGCCATAGGTTGTCATATATCTCATTTAAACCTAATAAAATTAGCCAGAGATAAAAAGCTATCGAACATACTCATATTAGAAGATGATTTTCAGTTTATTGTTAATAAAGAAGAGCTAGAATTTCAAATTACAGCTTTTAATAATCTAAATATTGAATACAATGTGGTGTTTTTAGGATATAACGTAAAAGAATCAGAACCATTTAATGATCTGATAAGTTATGGTAGATCGGTGCAGACTGCAAGTGGTTATGTTGTCAATCAAAACTTTTATGATATATTAATAGAAAACCTAGAAACAAATCTAGAGCAACATATAAGAACACAGCAGTCTTGGGCCTATTGTAGTGATCAATGTTGGAAATCTTTACAAAAAGAACACAATTTCTTTTATTTCAATACTAGAATTGGACAACAAAGAATGAGCTATAGCGATATTGAAAACGCGGTAGTATGCTACGGCGTTTAGTTATATACAAATATGGAAATATATAACCCTAATCAACAATTGTTTTGTGAACTAGAAAATTTTCTGAGATATTTCTATAGAGAAATAGAAACGCCCATAGCCATTATGCATCATCGTGCGGATATCGATAGACCTCAAATACTTTATAATACCGAGCAGTTAACGCGACCAGATCTATATAGCACTATCAATAATTATCAACATAAAAATATTTTAGAAATTTGGGATTATAGCTTAGTAAATATTAAAATTTTAAACTCGGCCGGTATCTATAATACTAAATATGTTCCATTAAAAATTTGGCCTGAATATCAGACAAAACTACAACAATATTGTGAAAATTCATCTTTTGAGTTCGATATTGGTTTTTGTGGATGGGTTTATGGTGACCATAGAGTTAAAATACTAAATTCTATTAAACAATTAACTAATATTAGCATAGATATAATAGACGGTCTTTATGGAGACGATAGGGATCAAAGACTAGCTAGATGTCGGATGATACTTAATATTCATTTTAACGAAAACTATAAAATATTTGAACAATATCGTTGTTTTGCTTGGCTAGACATAGGAAAAGTAGTATTATCAGAAAACAGTCTGGATAATGACCCCAGATGTATCAATGTATCATATGATGAAATTGTACCAACACTAATGAAAGTTTTAAATAAATGATTTCTTTTGCCACGGCTGATTTACTCTTAAAAAGACCAAATACTACGGTTGATGCTAGTATTATTTCTAGAGATCAGATAAGATATCTACTAGCTTTATTAGAGTCTACTATAGACTCAAAGATAGAGGGAGATGTCGTAGAATTTGGCTGTTTTGTCGGGGAATCATCTAAGTATTTTAGAATGATGCTGGATACAAAACTTTCTTCTAAGCAACTATACGTATATGATTCATTTGAGGGGCTTCCTGAACTTGGAGAATATGAGAAGAATACTGGTTGGAGAGCAGGAACCCTAAAGACCACAGAAGATATATTAAAACAAAATTTTAATCAAAATGGACTACTTCCGCCGAATATAACAAAAGGATGGTTTTGCGATGTACCAGAAAACAAGATTCCGGATAAGATAAGCTTTGCTTTCCTAGATGGTGATTTTTACCAAAGTATTTATGATAGTTTCTCTAAAATTTATTCTAGACTTTCTATCGGCTCTGTGGTAGTATTTCATGATTATGAGAGACCAGATTTACCAGGAGTCAAAGCTGCTGTGGAAGATATTTTGCAAGACAGGCCTAACAAGATCCTATTTAAAATTTTTGATCAATTAGGAGTTTATATTCATGTCTAAGATATTTATTGCTTTTATATTGATTCTTTTTTGTTGTTTGGGTAGTACTACCAATGCTCAGGGTATCCAGCTCAGTCCACAAAATACGGGATTTAATTTAGACTATCTCATAGGAACTTATGGAGTGGGGACAGCGGCATCTACTGGTAACTTCGGACAGGCTGCCTTGATAGATAGTCAAGGTAATTTTTTATTAAAACAATCTCAGGCTAATATGAATAATCAAATAGCTTATGAACACTCTTTACGGAACGATTCATTAAAAACAGAAACCTATTTTGGTAAAAGACAAACTAATGGGTTTTATAGACATTTAGAAGAATGGCAGTCTAAAACCAAAGTTAAACTTAAGAGAGAGCACGGAGAATTAACAAGAGAGGATATTAGGTATTTATACGGAAGATAATACCTTATAGGACCGGATACATAATTCCGAAACCCTCGTACCGCCTCTGACCTCTGTATAATGGATTGGACAGTTGCCTAGCCTTTGTTTTAAATATTTTGATATAGTCATCCACCGTTTTTAACATATTCTCCCTAGCAGAATATTTTATTTGTCTAACATGGCTTAGCAGCAGAGATGCGCACCCAACAGCAAATGGATTGCTCATACTAGTGCCGCTCATAAGAGCATAACTATTACCTGGGACACAGCTAAGAATATTGTGGCCCGGGGCTAGAAAATCCAGGGTTTCTCCGCTGCATGTAAAATCTGTTCTTTCTAAATTTTCATCAATCGCCCCTATACTAATAGTATGATCATATTTTGCAGGATACATGATGTCTACTGCTGGGCCGGAATTACCGGCGGCACAGAAAATCACACAACCCTTTGAGGCCGCATAATTAACAGCTGCTTCTAATTGTTTTGATCTAGCGGGTGATCCTAATGACATCGTTATTAAATCTGCTTTAGCGTCTGCTGCCCATACAATAGCTTTAACGACATTATCTAGATCACCAGATCCGTCATCCCCCAGAGCTTTTATGGGCATTATTTTGGTTTTTGGTGCCACCCCAACCATACCTAGAGTATTATCTTCTGCTGCTATTGTACCGCAAACATGGGTTCCATGACCGTTTCTATCCATAGGGTCTTGATTTAGTTCTACAAAATTTTTACCTTGAATAATATTATTCTTTAAGTCAGGATGGTTAAAGTCGCACCCAGTATCTATTACTGCTACAACGACCCCTTCTCCCTTAGAATGCTTCCATTGTTTTTCTATATCGAATTTTTTGATCTCCCAACCAGAAAACTGAGCGATTGTTGGAGATAGACCATGAACATCTTCTCTGATATATGGTAATAAACCTATATTATTTTTAGATCTTCTGTTTTTCATTTGTTATTATTCTCTAATTTAGAAATAGTATCGTTTAGCCAATCAATATGATCGCTAATTCTTGTATGACCACTTAAACTTCCGTATTCTGAATTTGAGCTTTTACCAAATCCTATAACACAAGAATGAATACCCGCAAGCCTATTATCAATAAATAAACCCCCACCACTATCTCCACTAGCTATTAAAAATTCTAGTGTGGTTTTTCTTTCTCCTCCGGGACTACATATTAATAGACCCCTATCAACAGCATCTATTATATTCGATCCAGCTCTTTGCTTAGAATCATCCTTCACGGCACCTGTTGAAAAATCGCCGGTCATCCCATATCCAGAAAGAGAGCATATTTTTTTAATTTCGTTTTTTTCTGCATATAAATTAGGATACCATTTCAAACCCATAGAGTCGCTGGTTCGAGCAACTGCTATATCATAATATCCAAAATTTCTAGTTTCATATTTTTCGTGCTTAATAATTTTGTTAAGCTTTAATACTTTATTATTAATTTTTATATAGCATTCTTTGCTTTTATCTACAACATGTGCTGCGGTGATAATAATATTATCTTTATGAGCTACGGCAGAAGCGGAGAATGGTTTATCTTCTGTGTCGGTTCCTGTTATTTTAGCTACAAAAGGAAATCCTTGAGCATATTCAATATAGGCATCACTATGGTTGTTTGGGTCAATAGTCCCGCCCAAACAAGCGTTTAACAAAAAGCAAGCAAAAATTAAGCCAAGAATTGCTTTCATTGGATTGAACCTTTATTTTATAAGGTCGATTTTGTACCTTATCTAAATACACCTTTGTGTCTTCTAATACGTTCATATTCCAGCTGCTATAATCCATTAAATGACCAAAAATCAAATGGCATGACGAACATAATGTGGCCAGATTTGAAGGGTCTAGCTCTCTTGACGGATTAACATGAAAAGGCTCTATATGATGGACTTGAAGATTTTTTGTGGACCCACATGCAATACATTTTGGATTTAATTTAATATGTTGCGATCTTACAGTACTCCATTTAGGAGATCTAAGAGAAAAAATATTAAAAAACATATATATTTTTATCCTAATTAAATGTGATCTGGTCGCCGTCTTCACTGACGATGCACGGCCGCACTTCGTCCAGCGTGTAGCCGCGCTGGCGGCAGCGGGCGGCTAAGTGTTCTTTGGGGCAAGTAATCATGGCAAAAGATTTGGAACGCACTGCCCATCCACGCACTCGCACCCTTCGGGGCACGGGTTCGACTGTTTCTCTGGCGGGCACTCAAGCCCGAGTGCTTGCGAAGTGGAAACAACCATACCGCAGCCAAACTGCCATAAGGGAT